TTGTTGCTAATTGAGTATATAAGATCTATTTAGACCTGTCAATACCATTGATAAAATTATTCAAAACTAAACAAGCTGTCAAACGTACTGCGTACATTAGTATGATCGGAAATATTCCAACCTAGTACACCTAACAAGTTTTCTACTTTTTGATCTACAATGGTATCTTCCATTAGGCCATCATCAAAGGGCAATTGTTTGAACCAGTCTGGTATATGTGTTTCGTCAGTAGGGTAACCCACAGATGTAAACCCTAAAGGATTAGACTTCAATTTACACACAATGGTTTTCATACCGTCAACAATGGCCATACTGTAATTGTCTGAGTTCATTTTACGTAGATTATTCCAATTCAACGCAGCACGTACATGCCCTGGCATGTTGGCTCGTCCTTTCTTGGCTTCCAGATCGCCATAATGTGTTAGGTTATTAACACGTTTTGGTGTACCTTTTTCCCAGGCCGGCCTAGCTTGAAATTCTTCTTTAAAAGTTCTTACACGATCATAAACATAATCGCGATCAGAACCTGTGAGTACTCGCAACAATAACTCACTTAAAAAGTCTTGTACAATTTTAGGAGTGTCTGAACGTTTTAAGTCGAGACCCATGGCTTTGACTTTGCCGGGTTTTCCGTCTTGATCTAGTCTCTGTCCTTCGAGGTCATAAATTAGTACAGCATAGCGTTTCTTCTTTATAAACAAACCTTTTCTAGCTACCAGTTCTCGTCCGCCTTTGATTATAGAGCCCATGTCTCTTGGACAATTAAAGGCACGTTCCATAAACCCCGGGAACGATTCATTGACTGAGTCTGCTATGGTATCGTACAGATCCACACAGATATCCGGCGACCATGCCATGCGTCCAGCATCAATTTCAGGTTTGAGTATGGGATAAGCTGAAAAGTAAACAGAGTCTGTATCACCGTAGATTATGGCGGCACCTACATGATCGTACTCACCTGTAACACACTCATTGACATGAGCGTCCATATGACGAGCAATTGATCTGCCAGTTAGGGTTGTACTTTGACCAATACGCTTGTCAAAAAAGCGACATCCAGGATTAAGAATAGCACCATACAGTGAGTTAAGGTTAATCTTCTTAACCAACTGTCGCTTGTCCCAAAAGGCTTTATCTTCAGCAGTAGTAGCATCTTTCTTCTTAGCTTGAAGCTCCTTACGCTCAGCGTACCAACGTTCAAGCAAGCCTGGTACAATGCCTTTGGTATCATATTTAAAGATAGTTCCATTTGCGCTTAATATCCATGGTTCTCGGCCTTCGAAAATCATACGATAAACATCACGGGCCATAATAGTATCCGACCCACCGGTTTCCCAGTCAATGACAATTTCTCGGCCTGGTTCTTGATTCATCACTGCGGTATATTCTATGCTGGCAAACAAACCTTCCCAAGCATCAGCAAAACTTGATCCTGAGGCTATTCGATCTTGAATGTGACGTTCGGTATAGACGGGTCGCAGTTGTCCAACAATGGTTTCTGGCGCCATGTTAAGAGCGCGGATCGCGGACGGGTAAAGCGAATTGATGTCGATTGCTCCGATGTATTCGTGCATGCCCCTTTTGGGCGTAGCAACATAGGCACCTGCCGCTTGAGTATCACCATCTGTGTTTTTCCTATTTTGAACTATCAAGCCCTTTTGATGAGCTTCGTTGATAATAGCCTGCTCGGTTACTGCCACTGCTCCCATGGTTGTGGGTAACAGCACAGTATTGTCATGCGCCAATTCATTAGCCAGATCTAAGAATCTTAATTTCTTATCTAGCTTGGCTAATAACAAGGTATCTTGTCTATTATAATCTACAAAGGTTGTAAAGTCTCGGTTATATAGTTGATCTAAGGTTCCTTCATATTGAATTTTACGTTCATCAAGTTCGTATTCGCCAATGGCATCCAGGCTGTAACTATGACGTTCTTCATAGGTATACTTCCTATACAGTTGCATATAGTCCATATGTACACGACCAATAAGATCGAAAGTAATATGTTCGGCACCAAAACGTTCAAAGGTACGTTGCTTGGGAAACTGATCCCACAAACAAAATCTACGAGTATCATCCTTACTAAGGATACGGTTGGTACGTACTACCATGTAAGGAATATCAAAGCCTTCTGAGTTCCATCCTGACAGTATGTCTGCGTCCTCAATCAGATCTAAGAAGCATTTGATGAGTTCTTCTTCGCTGTCAAACACAAAACAGTTATCGTAGTCCTTTAACAGTTCTTCAGCTGAAGTCATAGTCATAGACTTTGGCGGAATAACTAAAGTAACTAATCTGTCTAACCAATCCATGTATAAACTAATAGCAGTGATTGGGTTAAATGGATCTTCCGGCCGACTGAATCCACGCACAGGATCAAAGTCAACTTCAATATCAAAGAACGCAGTGTGTAACTTTGGAGCTGCGCTGCCTAGATAGTTTTCCTCTAAACAACGATTTACCGGCTTGATGTCAGATTCCCAAAGTCGTTTGCTACTGTGTACTCGCAGTTCTTTGTTGTATTCTTTGTAGTTGCGTGTACTGAATCTACTTACCGAAGTACCATAGATAGTACGATACTTGCCTCGAGGATCATCATAGTAGAACCTGTATTCCGCAGGAAAGTCTCGATATCTGCGCTCTCCGTTGACACGTTCTACTACATAGATTCGATTTTCTTCCTTACTGAACAATGCGTCCACATAACTCATAGAGTACGGCCCACAGTCTCCAAAATAGTATTTAGATCTTCGTTATCGCGATTGTTTTCGCCTAGCTTACTCTTAGCAGCGATGCGAATAGCCTTTTTAAGGATAGCCGGTTTGATTTCCATTTCTTCTGCTACTGCTTTAATGGTGTCCGAAAGTCCAGCATTAAGGTCTTCGATTTCGGTCATGACTTGAATGCCTTCATTAATTATTTGTGTGAGTTTGGCCTTTTGCTCAGCACTAAACATGCGACTGCTCATAGAGTTTCCTTAAGTTAAAATTGTATTATATATATGTTGTAGGCAAAACACAATAGTCAGTGTGCTCACTTTAGCCAATCCGTGGTGGTAGCGGAGGTTGGATTGACAGGGCAGCAGCCGCCCAACGCCTTAGGCCTAGATAACTAGGACGGTCCTAAGGGAATCTTATTGCCTTTTCGGTAAACTCGGCTTTGGTCCAATTCAACAAGTTACGAGCTTTCCAATCATTTTGTTCGAATCCCCGCAGAGATTGCCATAAATCTCGATTATGCTCGATATGCCGAGCAGCATGTTGCCAATCTATAGTATCAATGCGTTCTTGTATAGTATTTAATTCATCTACAAACTGGCTGTAAATATTTGTATCATATTCTATATGAACCACTTCGAATATATCGCCATACTGATCTATACTGTCTAAAGCTAGGTCGAAACCCCATTTGGGTTTGGTATTAAGCAATAAGCTGGCTTGAGGCACTGATTTTTTAAGTTCTACAAGTTGACGTTGAGCATCACCCTTGTATCCACACCGATATAGAATCAAGCTATGATCAACAAGCAGATTTGGTGTGGTAGTAGAATACCATGTTTGTGCTAGAGTAGGATGGTTTAAGCATTCAGTCAATTTAAAACCCATAATAGTGTAGTATTTGCGCTCGGCTTGATTAAGTTCAAACCCGTCTTTGTCGAAGTAGTCAAAATCACTTCGATGTAGATCCACACACAATCTATCACAATACAAATCAGTACGAATACAGATTTGAGAACGTGCTAACATATTACTATTTGGTTTTGACGTTTATTGCCTTGCCACGGCGTTCGGGATTGGGATCTTTGCGTCGTTTACGTGCTGCTGCTTGGGCCCTGCCTTTCTTACCTAGCGCATGAGCTTGACTTTGTGGCAAGCATTTAGGCTTACCTTCGGATTCGCGTTCTCTAGCACAATCACCGCGTATTTTACCATCTGGACCAAAGCGTACCCACTTTTGTCGAAACCACTTACGCAGGTCTTCGGTAATAATTTCGTTGATTTTCATTTTTTCTTACCACCAGTGCCCCAGTTCTTAGCGCCACGACGGCGGCATTGAACCAGTTGCCCACTGGCATAAGCACTGGGCCAAACTTTTACACGACTCTTTACTTTATGATAACAAGCGTCCTTTTTGCCTTCATGCATGCCAAAGTTACCTGTCATGCGTACTTGCTCTATTTCATGTTGATTAGCATAAGCATCCACACGCATGGCTAATTCAAAATCCAATATGGTTAGTCCTTTTACATCAAAGGTACTGGTCTTTACAGTGACTTCTGAGACATCTTGAGTAACTTCAGCAAAATGGTCCATTTGTTCAGAAGTCTTATTAATAAATTCAGCAAACTCTTCGGCATGCCTGTGATCTTTAGCTACGTACTTGGCTTGTAGTGTTTTATGATCAATCATCTCCCAGTCTGGTAAGTACTGGCTTTTGATATTGTCTAAGGCTGCGTCACTGGGCTTGAAATCTTCTATAGGGTCAGATCTGCCTTCAGTGGTCTTTTTACGTCCAGCACAATGAGCACGTTGACTAAACCCCTTAGGGTTGTTGCAATTAATAGAACGTTTGTACTTGTCGCTCCACTTTTCACTTAATTCGTGAGCTCTCATTGTGTTCTATCCTTGTTGTCTATGGCGCCGCCTGTTACCCAAGCTGTACAACTGCGATCTCCAGCACATTTAAAATGAAGAAAGTTACAGTATCCTAAGTCAGCTCGATGTATAGTAGCCATTGCATCAGCATGTTTCTCATCGCCTTGAATTCCTGCTTCAATACAGGCCCACATTTTGTCCGACACATCAAAAGCAGCACAATTACCGCACCGCATGGTTTTGGCAGTTTTTTCTGTGATGTCCCAACGCTTGGCTGCCGATTTCCAGTAATCACCTGGTTCATCGGGATTAGCTGGACCATAATGATAATCATCAATGGCACGTTGTCTATTTTTCAAGTTTACATCTATGTCGTAGGTAGCTACCGGACAACCCTTGCTAGCAGCTTCTACGATACGTATTAAATTACGCATTAGTTATTGCTTTTGATTATGTGCTTGTCTATGCAGTCGTTGCATGTACATTCCTTACAATCACAGCCATCTGTAAGACATTCACCTTTGCAATGATGGAAACAACCACATCCACAACGATGTGTTAGTCTGTAATAAGCCTCATTGTCGTCGATATAGTTTTCCATGTCATGCTCCTATTGGAATTTTAATAATATTAGCAATTGGAGTACGCAATAGTATATTGTCAGAGGTACGAAAATAAACTGCCAGACCGTTAAAAGGTCTGTATAAGCTGACGTTTTCTACTATACCACGTCGGCTCATATCTTTGGTTCGAACTGCATCGCCGCGTTGAATTGATTCATAGGCACTGGAATTTAGCTTTTGATTGGCAGGTTGATCCGGAACATCATCTTTGCTAGGGTGTAAGTTATGTAAAAATTTATATATAGAATTAATATTAAATGATTTGGCAAAATATTCTACACCTTGTAGTATGGTTTCCCAAAGTGATTTTTTCAATATAAATGTTAGCCCTTGAAGAATAGCTCCTAGCACAAAGTTATCTGCTATATATTGATCATTGAGTTGTGCGATGATACTTTGAAAGTCGGTACCAAAAGGCACGTTTTGAACAGCGTCAGCTACTCCGGCATGCGCTACTCCTGCTGCC